ATAAATCTAAAATAAAATTAATTGATATATTATTTGAAAATAATAATTATAAATCAATTGAATTTAAAAATAATAATTATAATGATTATAGACATGATAATTTAATTTTAAATGAAGATGAAAAATATTTACCTAATTTTAAAATTCCTGAAAATTATCATGTTATATCATTGGGTGAACCTTATAAAATAATTTCTGGAAAGTTTACTGGACAATATAGGAATATGTATTGGAAAGTTAAAGATAATAATATTACATATTATCTAATGCATATTAAAGATGATTTATATACTAAAATATCAAAAAGAGATATTAATAAAATTTTAGATTTTGAATCAGTTAGACCTGTTTGGTATCTGAATAATAATGGATATGTTGGTACAACAATAAGAATAGATGATAAAATATATAATTTTTATCTTCATCAATATATATTAGATGTTCATACTGAAGATTTAACAAGCTATGAAAAAACAGTTGACCATATTAATCGTGATAAATTAGATAATCGACAACAAAATTTACGTCTTGTTAATATGACAGTACAAAATAGTAATCGAGATAAAGCTACACGAAGAAAAGATGCATGCAATTTACCTGATAATTTAGTTCAATCTGACCTACCAAAATATGTTATTTATCGTAAAGAATTAATAAATGAAAAATATCGTGAATTTTTCTATATTTCTGGTCATCCAAATCTTGAAAAAACTTGGGAAACCACCAAATCTTCAAAAGTAAATATTCGTGAAAAATTAAAATTAGCTAAATTAAAATTACAACAATTAGATGAAATTATTTCTGATAAACAGTATGATATACAATCGGGAAAAAAAGTAGATTTTCCATTAGGAATTAGATTAGCAACTGAAAGAAATAAACTACACTTAATATATGATTATCGAAATGATAATAATAGATATTGTTATAGGATGGTTCTTAAATCGAATAATTTACAGGATGAATTAGATAATTTTATTGGAAAAATTAATATAAAATATCCAGAATTAAAAATAGATAATTATACAATTAAAAATATTCCTAAAATAAAGAAAAGTGATATTAGTGAAAATGAAATTATTGAAAAAAAGTTTGAATTACCTCCTAATATGACATTTTATAAAGAAAATGATAAAGATTATTTTGAATTCAATAAAACTATAAACAAAAAAAGACATAACTTAAAACATAAATTAGAAAATGATAATATTCAAGAAGAATTTAATAAATTTGTTAATAAAATAAATGAAAAATATACTGATATGAAGATTGAATCATTTGTAATTAATTTATAAAACTATAAATAAAAAAATATAAAGAATTTAATAAATTTATTAATAAAATAAATGACTCGGCTCTAAAAGTGCCATATTAGGTAATACCTAAAAAATATACTGATATGAAGATTGAATCATTCAAAATTAATTTATAATATAAAGTTATAATTATATAATTATAATATAATTATAATTATGGGAGGTGGTTTAATGCAATTAGTTGCTAGTGGAGCACAAGATGCTTATCTTAATGGTGACCCACAAATTACATTTTTTAAGGTTGTATATAAAAGACATACTAATTTTTCTGTTGAACCTATTGAACAAACTTGGAATGGTAAACCTACATTAGGTAATCAAGTTATATGTAATATAAATCGAAATGGTGATTTAATTACTCACATGTATGTTCTCATTACATTAAGTGCCGTAACAGAAAATAGTATACCATGGGGATATGTTAATAAACTAGGTCATGCACTTATTTCTGAATATAAAATTGATATTGCAGGAAATATTGTTGATCAACAATATGGTGATTGGTTAAATATATGGTATGAATTATCACATAAAATTGGACAAGAAAAATCATATGCACAAATGATTGGTGATACACCTGAACTTAAAAATATTTCTTTAACTAAACCAGAAACAACTTTATATGTTCCGCTTCAATTATGGTTTAATAGAAATAATGGTTTAGCATTACCTCTTATTTCTCTTCAATTTAGTAATGTTCGTATTTCTCTTGTTTTTAGAGATATATCAACATGTGTAAATTATTTAGGTTCAATATTACCAAGTAGTATTACAAATTCATTAATGACAGATTCTATACTTTTAATTGATTATATTTATTTAGATTCTGATGAAAGAAAGAAATTCGCCCAAACATCTCACGAATATCTGATTGAACAATTACAATTTACAGGTCCTGAAAAAATTAGCGGTATTACTAATAATTTTCGTTTAAGTTTCAGTCATCCTAGTAAATATTTAGTTTGGGCAAGTAATCTTTATACTAATAGTCAACAATTTATTTCTTATACTACTGATTCAACAAAATGGCAAAAAGCACTTGATAATTTTGCTATTATTATTGCTGCTGCTAATGCTCCAGGATTGGGTTCAGATAATACAGGTTATTATTGTTCAATTAGTTCTAAACCTGAGGATATTATTGATTTAAGTAAATCATATACTAATTTAAATCCATTAATGCAAAACTTATTAACTAAATTTACAATTCAATTTATAGCTCAAACTGGTTCTACTACTAATCATACAGTATTAGCTATAAAATTATCTGATTTATTTGATAATGCATTTGTTACTAGTAATCAATTAACAGTATCAGATATTTCTGTTAATATTAATCAATTATTGAATAATGTTACTGGTATACCTGCAACTTTATTATCTAGTTTTATTATTACAATTAATGATTATTCTAACTATGGATTATATCTTGATGGTACTGGAAATACTTGTACAAATGCTAAAATTCAACTTAATGGTCATGATAGATTAGCATCTCGTAATGGAAATTATTATAATTATGTTCAACCGTATCAACATTTTACAAATTGCCCTGCGGATGGAATAAATGTTTATAGTTTTGCATTAAAAGCTGAAGACCATCAGCCAACAGGGACCTGTAATTTTTCTAGAATTGATAATGCTATACTTAATATTAATGTTAATTTATCGGTTGTTAATAATAATCTTAATATTTATGCTATTAATTATAATGTTTTACGAGTAATGAATGGTATGTCTGCAATAGCATTCACAAATTAAAAATATTATTTAGGTTTGTATATCAATGAATTATATTATAATAAATAAAAAAATATAAATTATTATATAATGACTCTTAATTTAGAACAAAATGGTAGAATATTTCCTTTATGGATAATGGATAACTTTAAACAATATATTCTCCCAGAAATTATTAGAAAAGAAGGTGAAGACCCTTGTAATGAAAAAAGTTCAGGAATAACTAAATATCAAGAATTCGTAGGTCAATTCTTAAACTATCAATCACCGTTCAAAGATATATTATTATATCATGGTGTAGGTTCAGGAAAAACTAATACTGCAATTAATGTCTATAATATCCTATTTAATTATACCCCCAAATGGAATATTTTTTTATTAATACCAGCCTCATTACATGATGACCCATGGTTAAAAGATATAAAAAGATGGATGACCAGTACAGATTATGAACGAAGATTTGCAAATATTATTTTTATCCATTATGATTCACCATTTGCGGATAGAGATTTTTTAGAAAAGGTTAAAAGAGCAGATTCTAGTAAAACATCATTATTTATTATTGATGAAGCACATAAATTTATTAATAATGTCTATAATAATATTTCAAGTAAAAAAGGTAAGAGAGCACAGATTATTTATGATTATATACAACAAGAAAAGAAAGAAAATGTTAATACGAGAATAATGTTATTATCTGCTACACCTGTTGTTAATAATCCTTATGAATTTGCATTGATATTTAATTTATTACGTCCAGAAACATTTCCAACATCAGAAAGTATTTTTGAACAAATATTTATTTCATCAACTAATTTTGCATCATTAAATGAAAATACTAAAAATATGTTTCAAAGAAGGATAATGGGATTAGTATCTTATTATATTGGAGCAACTCCTGATAAATTTGCTCAGAAAACAGTTCATTATGTTAATATTCCTATGGAAAAATATCATCAAGAAATTTATGAATATTTTGAAAAAATAGAAAAAGATAAAGAAAAAATAATGATGAAAATGTCAAGAGGTAAAGTTGGTGACCAAATGTCAACTTATTCTTCTTATACTCGTCAAGCATGTAATTTTGTATTTCCAAACATATCTGAAAAGATTAATGGAGAGAAAAGACCCAGACCTAGTCATTTTAAAATTAAAGAATCAGATGCACTAATTATTGATGAAGGTAAAAATCTTGAAAAAAAAAATGAATTAATAAAGAATGAACATGTACTAGAATATTTAAAAACAATCAGAATATATGTTAATTCATTTATTGATTTTATGAAAGAAATACTTAGAAAAGATAAAGAAAATAATTATACATTAAGTGATGATATTAAAAAATTTTACAGTTCTAATGATTTTGATGATTTTTATAAAGGAAAGAAAAGTGAATTATTAAAAGCAATGTATACATATTCACCAAAATTTGTTAGAATAATATTTAATATATTAAATACTAAAGGTACAATATTAATTTATTCAAATTATGTTGAAATGGAAGGTTTACAATTATTTAAAGTATATTTAAGTTTCTTTGGTTTTGTTAATATAGATGATGATAAAGAATTTGATAAAAATAAATTAGATTATGACAAAAAATCTAAAGATGAATTACGATATTGTGAATTTCATGGTGGAATTGAAAAAGATACTAGAAGAATAAATAAAGAAATATTTAATAAATCTGAAAATAAATATGCAAAATATTGTAAAATTATTATGATTTCTCCTGCAGGAGCTGAAGGAATTAACTTGAATAATGTTAGACAAGTACATATTATGGAACCATATTGGAATGAAGTTAGAATTGAACAAGTTATAGGAAGAGCATTACGTTTTTGTCAACATAAAGATTTACCTTTGGAAGAACGTAAAGTTGATGTTTTCAGATATAAAATGGTTCGAAATAATAAACAAGAAACAACTGATGAAAAATTAGAAAATATTTCTAGGAAAAAAAATAATTTATTAGCATCATTTGTTGAAGCAGTAAAAGAAGTTGCTGTTGATTGTGAATTATTTAAGAATCATAATATGATGGGTTCAAAATATAAATGTTTTCAATTTAATGAAGATGCATTATTTGAAAAACCTATTGGACAAGCATATCAAAATAAAATAGAATATGACCAAAAAGCGGATAACGGTTCAAATTCTAAAGAATCAAATAGAGTTAAAATAAAAGTAAGAAAAATTAAAGCTGTTAAGAAAATAGATGATAATTCATATTCAAAAGAAAAATTTTATTGGTTTTATGAAGATTCAGGAGTTGTATATGATTATGAGTTAGATTATCCTGTTGGGAAAATAGAGAAGGAAAATGATAATTATGTATTATTAGAAAATGATATATATGTAATAACAGATTTAATCGATATCCCTAAATTTAAATTATATGATTAAAATTCTATTTTATTATTTTTTTATTTTATCATGTATGTTATTTTCATAATTCAATAATGAATTATGAAAATAGAATTATATAAATATTTTTATTATAATTTTGCTAAATTACTAAATTTTGATTTACTACCACCTACAAAATTACTTGGTACATTATTAAAATTAGAAAGTTGTCCTAAATTTCCAAGATTATTTGCTATTTGTGTTCCAGATAATAATTGTTGAGTATTCATTCTTTGCATATTATTTATAGGTGCCATTGTATTAACC